CGATGTTGATGATGAATGGCCGCAGTTCGCAATAGAGGTCCGTACGGTCCAGCTACCAAAGAATCAGAGCCGGGTATACGTCCACGTTTATGACGAGCAATTCCGCTATATCCTCGCGAGCCAGCTACTCACCGGCGTCGGCTCTATCGCTAACTACAACCTGGTTATGGCCGACCCTAATGACCCACTCCTCAACGGGCAGGCTCCGGTAGCCGAGCACGGCCTTGGCGTATGTCCCGTGGTCCGCTTTCTACATGAGACGGACCTAGACGGCGAGGATGATTGCTCCGGCGAGATTGAGCCGATCATAGAAGTTCAGGATCAGGTCAATTTCACGACATTTAACGAGATGATGTCGGAGCAATACGCCGCATTCCGCCAGCGCTGGGTTACCGGAATGGCGCCAGTCGATGAGGAAGGCCGGGAGCAGGCTCCGTTCCGGCCCGGAGTCGATAGGGTCTGGGCGGCTGAGGATGCCAATACCCGCTTTGGGGAGTTTAGCGAGACGGCTCTAGCTCCGTATTCTGGTTCACGCGAGGATGCTATCAAGCATATGTCAACCATTACGCAGATACCTCCGTACTCGCTCCTAGGCCAGATAGCGAATATGAGCGCGGAAGCTCTAGCGGCCGCAAAGGACGGCCAGGACTCGCACGTTGATGAACTAAAGGCGAATCTTACCGACCCATGGCGCAATACTTTCAGGCTAACGTCGCTCGCGGCCGGTGACAAGGACGGCTGGAATGATCTATTCGGTACGGTAGTCTGGCGCGATATGTCAACACGCTCGTTTGCGGCTACGATAGATGGCCTTACCAAGATAGCTCAGATGCTTGGCGTTCCGGAGCAGGAGCTTTGGGCGAGGATTCCCGGAGTTACGGCCGATGACGTAGCGGCGTGGCAGCTAGCCGCTCAGCGTGAGCAGGCCCAGGCCCTAATCCAGCAGGCCGTCCAGCAAGCGGCCGGCATGGCTCCTCCGGCCGTAGGAGGCCCACCTGGCGCTCCGCAGCCCGGAGCCGTCGCCGGAGTACCCATCCCGGCTCCGGCCGTCCCTGGAGCGCTTCCGGGTACTACGCCGCAGCCGCTTCCTCAGGCTCCTCCTCCGGCTCCGCGAGGTCCGGGAGGTAAGCCACCGCAATGAGTACCCCAGCGATTCCGGGCCTTCCCGTAGGTAAGACTGCGGGAGGTCAGATATTGCTAAGCCGGTATCAGCGCAATCAGCAAGCGCTAGCCGCTCGCGTAGCCGCAGCCGTTCAGGCTCTATGGAATCAGCTATTCAATCCGGCTAACTCTAGCCAGAGCTGGGATCAGCTAGAGCCTATCCTCACTGGAATAGTCACTCAGAATTACGGGCTAACGGCTGCTGATGCGGCCCAGTACTATTCCGCGTCTCGCGTTGTCGCCGGTAATTCTTACCTTGCTGTGCCCGGCCAGATGCCGGACGAGGCATATATCAATAAGGTCCTGAATATAATGGGGCCAGGTCAGTTCGCCCACTACCTAAAGGATCAGCCGGAAGATAATGCCGCGACGATGGCCGGCGACGGCCTACGCGGAGCGGCTACGCGGCTCGTGCTAGCCGGAGGCCGGGACACGATAACCGGGACTACTCCGATTGATCCGGCCGCTCGTGGCTGGGAGCGGGTGATAGAGCCCGGAGCGTGCTCGTTCTGTTCGATGCTTGCTAGTCGCGGAGCCGTCTATAAGGAATCAACGGTTGGCTTCCGTGCGCACGATCATTGCCATTGCGTGGCTCGTGCGGTATTTACCGGGCAGCCGTCTATAAACACGGGCCTTTCCAAGGAATGGGGACAGGCCACTAAAGGTACATCGGGTAAAGCGGCTATTGCCGCGTGGGACGAGTATTGGAGTAGCCGTGGCGGATATCAAGCAGAGGAAAGCTCTACAGGCCAAGGGACAGGCCATGCCGCCTAGTCAGGCAAATGAGAGCGACGCACCACGATTCCCTATCAAGGGACGAGGCCCAGGCCCGGATACCCTCCAGGCCGCAATCCACGCAGTCGGCAGAGCCCGGCCGAATACGCCGGAGGAGCGGGCTAAGGTCCGTCGCTATATCATGCGAGTAGCGGCGTCAAAGGGATGGTCGGCCGATATCCCTGACAACTGGCAATCGGATGGAACGCTAAAGGGAGGAGGCAGTTAATGCCCGCAGGACCACAGGCCGCACCTCCGCAAGTTGGCGAGCGTTATACGTACCAGCCTGCGGATGGCAAGCCGCACGGCGAGTCGCATAAAGGTTCTCCGCTTACCGCAGAGATGACGGAGCTAGACATGGATGCCGGTACGGAGGTCTATGTCCTAGACCTGGACGCGGACTCCGGCTGGCCGCATCTTCAGTGGACCGACAAGAAAGGACTACCGCGTATCACGACTTTTGATCCTGACGAATTCGCAGGCGACTTCCAGCCGCTACCGTAGGAGGAACAATGACGCTAATCTCACAGGGACAGCTATTCCAGTACGCGGAACAGCAAGCGCTTCAAGCGGTATTCCGGCTAGTCCAGAGCCCGGCAGCCGCAGCGACCTATATGGCGCTCTCTCAGACGGCCGTGGGTTCGCTTCAGTCGACTGAGACGACAATGGCCGGTGCGACCATCAGCGAGTATGCGACCTCTACCGGCTACGCTCGCCAGGCCTATGGGCCCACATCCCCAACGGCAGCTTCGCCGTCGCAGCTATGGAATACCGCGCAGATTACCTGGGGGCCATTCACGTCGGCTCCGGGTACCTGCTACTGGGGCATTGTATGTACGGCAGCATCCGGGACGGCCGCAAATACAATCGCCTCGTTCCTGCTCGCCTCCTCGCGTACCCCAGGAGTAGGCGACAGCCTCCAGTGCGCGGCCGGTACCGGAGCGGCCGGAGTCGGCTTTATATGCCAGGTCTAGGAGGAGCAAAATGCCAGAACGAGAGGGAAGGGCACCTGTCCCGACTGCGCAGGGTATCTCTATGTCGCAGGGATGGTATATAAAATGGGGGCCTTCGGTTACTGGCAAGGCGTATCCGTATGAGCTAGTTATCGGATTCGCACTCGACAACAACGGGACGAATGTTGAGCCGCTCGTTGTAAACGAGGCGGGCAGCATCGTTACGGCTGATTCTATCTCTACCGACTACACAATATCGCATCCGTTCCATTACACGTACGAGGGACAGGGACCAGTGTAGGCAATGGTTAACCTAGACCTACGGCTCGCCGTTGCTGATCTTCAGATTCCGCGAGCGAATCCGTGTAGTGCGCTAATTACCGCCACAACGATGTGCGGTGCGACTCCGGCCTCGCTCTATCACCGGACTTGTGGCGTAGTCAGTCACGGAGCGGATATCTGGCTATGTCCCGTTCATGCCGCTATCGTAGCGGCCGGAGCGGCTATGTGCCGGGAGTGCGCAAAGCGCGGAGGAGTTGCCCAGGCTCGCGTCTATCGCATCGTCATGATCCCGGTAAGGCTACCGCGATGAACGGCGAGCCTAGAACAGGCCCGGAACGGCCTCTAGCCGGTACGGAGACGGCCTCTCCGGGCTCGCCGGTACTAGCGGCTACCCTCGCGCTCTCCGGAAGCTCTACGGCCGTGTCGCACGCGACCGGAGCGGTAGCCGTCATACCTGGAGCCGGGCTCTCCGCTACGGTCACGGTTGTCCCTGCTCCGGTAGTGATAGTAACCATGAATATTGGGAGGTGATGTGATGGATGGGCAGGTCCTTATATTCCCGCGAGCGAATGACGTCCAGGTAAAGGCTCAGTTTCCCCAGATACCGGACGGTACGGGAATGTCGGCCAAATTCTATTACAAGGACAATCGCTATACCCTTGATGCCGATATAACTACTCATACGTATACGTCAACTATTGTTGCTGATCCATCTAGTCCTGGCGCCACAATGTCTACATTTAGCATCCCAGGTACCGATAATGGGGTGACTGGCGCATTCTGGTGGCGCATTGACGTAATAGATGCAGGTGGTAAAGTCCGTACGGCGTCGGCCGGTACTCTCCTAGTGGAGGCAGCGTAATGGTAGCTGGTAAGGAAGTTAGCCCCAAAGATGTCGCCTCTACGGAGCGGCTAAAGCGGTACTGGGCTGAAGGCGCAGGCCGCGCGAAGATTAACTGGGGCGTGCCCGGAGATTTTGATAGGTGCCTCGCGGAGGTCGGTAAGTATATCCATGATCCTGGGATGCTAAAAGGATTCTGTGCGAATATGCATAAGCGCGCAACCGGAGGATGGCCAGGGCATGCTCCTGGAGTAGAGGAGTCGATGGCCAAAGCCAAGGAGGCGAAAGGTAAAGGCTCGTTAGGCCGGGCTTCCCCCGGAACGGTGACAAGAGGTATTATCCCTAGCTAGGAATAGGAGATGCTCATGAGTGAAGACGCTAGCGCGACGGACGCCGGAACGGCTGATGTCGATCAAGGCGACCTCGCGGCCGGAACGGACGCGGAGGACGCTGAGGCTGAAGGCCTGCTTCAGGGTATGCAGGATTATGACCCTGAGAAAGAGCTAGCGAAGTGGAAGGCTGAGTCCCGTAAATGGGAGACTCGTGCCAAGACTAACTCCGACGCGGCCGCACGGCTCAAGGAGATAGAGCAATCCAATATGACTGAGCTTCAGAAGGCTCAGGCGGCGCAAGCCGATGCGGAGGAGCGAGCGGCTAGCGCGCTAGCGATGCATTCGCGCGTAATGGCGGCTGCTACCCATAACCTTCCTGTAGACCTCATCGATGATCTCGGCTCCGGAACGGAGGACGAGATTGGTGAGCGCGCGGAAAGGTTTGCGCGAGTAATTGAGGAACGGGCTCACGAGATAGCCAATGAACTCCTCGCGCAGCAGGCAGGCCGGAACGGTATGCCAATTATGGGCGCACGCCCAGTCGAATCAATGCGGCCCGGATCAGCGCCGGCAGCGGGTGGAACGCCCAATACTCCGGATGAATGGTTCCGCAAACTCCTAGATACCCGCAATCAGTAGGCGCGTGCGCTCCGCGTCCGCGCGGAAAGGCTTTAAATGCCGACCTATGGTACTCACGTCGGCCGTACCACTACGGGCTCTGACCCGCTCGTTCCGGAGCCTCTAGCTACGGCTATCATCCAGGAGGCGCCAAAGCAGTCTGCGGCGCTCTCACTGATGAACAAGACAGTCCTTTCCTCCAAGACCCAGAGAATGCCGGTGCTCGATGTTCTCCCGGTAGCCTACTGGGTCGGTGGCGATACGGGCATGAAGCAGACTTCCATGCAGCAATGGAAGAATGTCGTCATGGTCGTGGAGGAATTGGCCTGTATCGTCCCAATTCCTGAAGCATATCTCGATGACGCGGATGTACCTCTCTGGTCGGAGGTCCAGCCGCGAATCACGGAGGCCGTTGGCGCGCTCATCGACCTCGCCGTGCTCTGGGGCATCAACAAGCCATCCACTTGGGGTGAGTCGGTATTCACCGGAGCCGGGAAGTCCGGCCACTTCATCGTCCAGGGCACCAACGTGGATATGGGCCAGGACGTATCCAAGCTGGGCGCGATGATGGCCCAGACCGGATATACGGTTAATGGTTTCGCGGCAATGCCAGGAACGTCGTGGAACCTGGTCGGCATCCGGTCGGCCCAGGGCGCACCGATTTACCAGCCGGATATGACGGACTCTCCCGGTGGGACGCTCTACGGCTATGATCTATCCGAGGTCAACAACGGCTCCTGGCAGATGGGAGCTACCGGAGCCGTACTCCTCTGCGGCGACTTCACCAAGGCCCTGATCGGAATCCGGCGCGACATTACCTTCAAGATGTTCACCGAAGGCGTCATTTCGGACGATACCGGGAAGGTTATCCTGAACCTGATGCAGCAGGACTCCGTGGCGATGCGGATGACGATGCGCCTCGCTTACGCGACCGTTAACCCGGTCACGATCATGGCTCCCGGAGCGGTTATGACCGGGACCAACCCGCAGCGGTGGCCTTTCGCAGCGCTCCTGCCCGTAGGCGCGACTCCTCCGGCCGCAGCGGCTCTCTCCGTCATCCAAGCTCCTCCGTATCCGTACACGGGCTCTTTCATGGCTAGCTCGGCATCCGAAGCGAGCCTGGACAACCCGCAGGAGACGGAGGCCCAGCAGGCCCACGACGCAGCCGCAGCGGCAACGCTCGCGGAAGCAGACGCGGCTCTAGCGGAGTCATCATCGCGGTCACGGGCTCCCCGTGCTCCGCGTAAGTCTGCGGAGTAGGCCGTGACGAATTACAAGCAGACGGCGCATTCCGCGATAGGCGCGAGCGCGAGTCCGTTGGATGCCGGAGCCGGCAATACGTTCGGCTCCTTCAACCTGCGAGTCGTTTCCAATGCTCCGGATAGCTCCGTGGCCCTGGAAACGAGCCCAGACGGGACTACCTGGACGCAGATGTGCCTCGTCAAGGGAGACAACTGGGGGACGGCCCGGACGGATCATCGGCAAAGGCAGGCTAGAAGTAACGTCGTCAGCCTGGGAACAGGAGGTGCGCCACTATCAGCAATTGTGGTCTGCGGACCATAAGGTCATCCACGCTAGGTTACGGCTCAGGCAGGAGACGGTAATGAGAATTGGTGGCGACCTACCTACCCTGGCTTCACCAGACGATATCGTTGATCGCCTGGGCCGTAATCTCAATCAGGTTGAGGGAGCGCGTATTGACGCTCTCCTCCGCGACGGTTCCGCGCTTATCCGGCGTTATTGCCGCCAGGACTTTGTCAGTGAGACGAATATGACAGACATATTCGTGGCGGACGCCGGAGAGATTAGGCTAAGCAATAGGCCGGTCAACGCGATTCACTCCGTGACCTGGCAGTCCGGTAACCCGTCTCTGCTAGGCAATCTTGTAATTAACTGGTATGTATTTGATGGCATTGATAGGATCACTATCCCATCTCCGTACGAGTCTGGCATAATTAACCTGCCGGAGATGTGGTACCAGACTGCGTGGTACTCCGATAGCTATGCGGTTAACTGGGACTACGGTTACGCCTCGCCTCCTAACGAGGCCGTAGCCGTCCTATGTACGGCGATCATATCGGAGCTATCGACTCCGACCATGAGCGCTACGCTCGCGTCTGAGTCTATTGGGCCATATTCCTACTCGATGCGACGGACCTCCGGAGCCGGGCTTAATGCGGCTCTCCTAGACGCCGGTATGGCTACTGCTCTCAAGGACTTCCGTAGGCCGGCTGGTACGATTGCGGTGAGGACGTTATGCATCCGTTTACCTACGGCCAGACGGTTACCATTGTCCGTCGCGTCCTCTCCGGTACTGATCCGGATTACGGTAGTGATGTATTTACGGAAACGACTGAAGATGTCCCACTTTGCGTAATAGCTCCGGGTGGTTCATCCGAGACTATTGCCTTTACCGAGCAGACTGATAATACGGTAATGGTTTACTTTCCGTCCGGTACTGATATCAGCTATATTGATGCGGTAATAATCAGTGGCGAGAAATGGGAGGTTACAGGGAATCCCAATACCTATGTGTCGCCATTTTCCGGTCACGTCTCGCCGGTATCAGTTAACTGTAGACGGGTTACTGGAGCGTCGGTATGACGGCGAAGTTTACACCGGACCATCGCGGAGTAGGCGAGATGCTTAACTCTGACTTTATGGTTGAGGCTATGCGCGCTCACGCGGAGGCTATTAAGCTCCGCGCGGAGGCTATCGCTCCGGTCGGCCATCCTCCGGAGAGTAAGCATCCCGGCCGCTACAAAGCCTCATTCCACGTCCGGGCTCATAAGTATGGAGGAGTATCCGGACGCGGAGGTAAGCGCGCGGAGGCTATTGTCTACAACGACTCGCCGGAAGCGCTCTATGTCGAGTACGCTCATTACGGCCAGGAGCCTTACCGCGTCCTAGCTATTGCTGCGTTTGGAGGTATCCATAGGAAATGACAACTCCGACCTTCCCGGACGCGGAGAGCGCGCTCATGTACGCTCTCGTCCCAGCCTTCCCGGCTCTCCGTTTTGTAACATATATGCCAGGTGGCGACCTCCCGCAGACTACCGCTCGTATCCATCGTATCTCCGGCTCTAACCGGAATATTGGTATTGATGATCCCGTGATTGATATAGACGTATTTGGGCTAAAGTCCGAAGTGGGCCAGGTATCGGTAGCCGCTCGCGAGATTCAGGCATTTGTCCTGAGCCTTATGAGCGTACGAGTTCAGAATGGAGTCATAGTTCACGCAACGACAGTAAACGGACCTAGATCACTACCGGAGGCTAATCAGGACCTTGTGAGATATTCCGCGACGTACGAGCTACATATCCATCCGTAGGAGGAAAGTAAATGCCAGCTTCTCAGCGTGATGAGGTCGTATCAGAATATGACATACCCACGCAATTCGGACTTACCCCACCGGCTACCGGGACCTACAAGGACAATCAGCTACTCTACGCGGCCGGAGACGTAGTGGTCTGGGTCGGCCAGCCGAACAACGCGAGTCCTCCGGTAGCCTTTGAGGACCCAACAACTCTCGGCTCCGGCATCTACAAGTGCTGTGGATGGGCCGATACCTCCGGCTATATCTTCAAGCTGGACGAGACCATCAAGGACATTCCGGCCGCTGGAGTCCTTACGCCAGTCCGGTCTATTCTCACTGGTGGCGTCAAGACGGTCCAGTCCGTATTCCTAGAGGCTCTCAATCCGTACGTCCGGAGCCTCTATGATGACGTGCCGGTATTCCCGGTAGCGTCCTCTCCGCTCAAGCCAGCTACCACTCCGCCACCTCCTCTCCCGGCCAACTCAGTTACCTATATCATCCCGGACCCACCGGCCGATAACCGCTACAGCTTCATATTCGATTCCATCGATGGGCTCAAGCAGCAGCGGCTCTACGCGCCATTCGCAAAGGTCACCGCTCGCGGTAACGACCAGGCCCAGCAGGGTGATATCGTCATGACCGATATGACGGTTACGCTCTATCCCGGTACCATCGGGACGGTTACCAATGCCGTAGCTCAGCGGACGATTAACTACGGCAAGTCCATGACGACCTACTTCACCTAAGCCAATGACCGAGCCACTACATCCGGTAGAGCCGGAAGATGAAGAGGTCGTTGACCTAGACCTAGACGCGGAGGATGATAAGCTCCGTCGCGAGGCCGTAGGTGACCCTACGATAGTCCGCGTCAGCGGAGAGATCATTCACGTCACCCACGCCAATGCCTGGTCGAGCACCGCTATGCGGTCGGCCGGAGTAGCGAACTGGGACGCCTGGGCCCGTGAGGTAATCGATGACGATGATGAATTCCGCGTCTGGGTGGAGGCCAACCTTCAGAATTACCAGATTGAAGCGGTATTCAACGAGTGCGGCCGGCAGGCGAGGCTGAACCAGGGAAAATCAACCGCGCGCTCTGGCTCACGTCGGAATACCAAGAGGAGATAGAAGCAGACCTCCAGCGGTATTACCACCTGGACTATCTTGATATGTATAGGCCGGGCCGGTTTATCGGCTGGCGCAAGCTCTTGATCCTTATCGACAATCTGCCTCCGGAGAGCGCGGTGAATACGGCAATCCGTAATGATATGCCGGAATGGTACCTTGCGGAGCGAGCGGCCGGAGCCGACCCATCCAAATCTGCCTGGAGTATCACTGAGACGCTCCTCGCCGTCCTCATAGACGAGGTACGGATGTCCAACTGGCTCTACGCCTCTGCTCACTCGGATAAGACGATACCTAGGCCGGAGCCCGTACGGAGGCCCGGAACGGGCTCTAGACGGCTCCGTACCCTCACGCTAGGGGAAGCGAGAGCGATAGACCCTAGGCTACGTACCCTCTCCGACGCGGAGGCCCTAGCGACGTTTAGGAGGCTCCACGGTGCCTGATATCTTTGTCGGTTCCGTCGCCGTCGGAGTCGTGCCCGACGCTAGCGGCTGGAACGATAAGCTCAGGGCTCAGCTAGTCCCTAGTGCGGCCGCTATCGGTAACCAGTACGGCAATACGATGGGTAAGGCTATCACCGCTAATATGGGGAAGGCTGGAGAGGAGTCCGGAGGAGCCTTTAGTGATACTTTCCGGAAGCGGCTAAAGGCAGCGCTAGAGGCCCTGCCCAAGGCAAAGCCGGACGCGGATATGGGGCCACTAGACCGGAAGCTTGAAGAGCTACGGCTCAAGATGGTGGAGATATCCAAGACCGATATTGTTGACCCAAAGAAAGCCCTAAAGGACCTAGCGGTCATTCAGCTAGAGCTTGATAAGGTATCCCGTAAGTCTAAGGATATCAGGCTTACCTTCAATACGGCTGAGGCGAGAGCGCAATTGGCCCTGCTTCAGAGAGACGTAGGCTCTACGGCTCGCGCTGGTGGGCTACTTAGCCGGATACCCGGAGCCGGAGCGCTCTCCAGTATTCCGGGCCTAGGTGGGATATTCGGAGGAGGAGCCCCAGCGGCCGGAGCGGCTGGCCAGGCCGGGCAGGCTGCGTCGGCCGGTGG